ATAAATAGTATACTATACTAATCTTGCGTATGCAGGGTGTTAATCCACCAATCTATTCAATACGACGAATACTACGAGTCAAATTTATGACCTTTGCAAATCTAAAAAAACAATCCAAACTTGGCAGTCTTACCTCCAAGTTGACCAACGAGATTGAGAAAATGAATCGCAGCAGTTCTAATGCTGCTGATGAGAGACTATGGAAACTAGAGGTAGACAAAGCAGGTAACGGTTATGCTGTTATCAGATTTCTACCTGCACCAGACAAAGAAGAACTACCATGGGCAAAAGTATGGTCACATGCTTTCCAAGGACCTGGTGGTTGGTACATAGAGAACAGTCTTACTACTCTTGGTGGTAAAGATCCTGTATCAGAGTACAATAGACTCCTTTGGAACAGTGGCAACGATGCAGACAAAGATCTTGCACGTAAGCAGAAGAGAAAACTTACTTACATTGCAAACATCTATGTTGTAAAAGATCCTACTAACCCACACAATGAGGGTAAAGTATTCTTATACAAATTTGGTAAGAAGATCTTTGACAAACTTACTGCAGCAATGCAACCTGAGTTTGAGGATGAAGAAGCAATCGATCCATTTGATTTCTGGCAGGGTGCTAACTTCAAGTTGAAGGCAAAGAACGTTGCAGGTTACAGAAACTATGACAGTTCTGAGTTTGCTGCAACATCACCACTACTAGATGATGATGATGCTTTGGAGACAATCTGGAAGAAACAATACTCCCTTGAGGACTTCACCAAGGCAGATCAGTTCAAATCATATGCTGATCTTGAGAAGAGATTGAATGCAGTGCTGAACACATCACGTCCACCTGTAGCAGCAGAGGTTGCAACAGAAGAGGAGGAGATAGTAACTGCACCACCAGAACCAGTGACTGCAAGTGCAAGCACTGATGATGATGCCCTATCATACTTTCAGCGTCTAGCAGAAGAGTAATGGAACACGTCTCATTTCAAGAGACAATCGGAGTCTACGATGGAGATCAATCTGTCGTAGACTCTTGTTTATCTTACGTATATGATCTAAAAAAGACTCGCCCTGAGTCTGATGGCAACTCAAACTATGGTGGTTGGCAAAAGGATATCAATCACCCCATCAAAGATGTGATTGAACGAGAGTTTAGAAAATATATGAAACTCTACCTAGTCAAAGAACCATATTGGTTGTCATTTACAAAGTTATTCTGTAATATAAACCCTACAGGTGCATCTAATACAATGCATCATCACACTGTAGGTGAGTTTAGTGGTGCCTTCTGGTTGAAAGCAAACAAAAACTCAGGTGATCTTGTTATTATGAACCCATATCCCAATAAGATGTTGAATACATGCACAATAGCGAAGAGAGACTACAATGCCATGTATTTTACACCACAAACCAACAAAGGTTTATTCTTCAACAGTAACTTGGTACACTACGTAGATGTGAACAGGTCACTGGAAGACAGAGTATCTATTGCATATCACATTGGTATCCATTACCTGTAGCAAAAACGACTTTTAGTTTCAAAAAAGTGGGAAAAAAAACTCCGCAAAAAATTTGACCCCTAAGGTTTTATCTGGGTGATAGCATTCTAAGGCTGTCGCCCTTTTTAGTAAGTTTATCGATATATTGCGAACTATCCTCATAAGTCATTATTTCTCTCATATCCTCTAATACGACTTTTATATATTCTGGTCTTATTAGGTTTATTTCTCTTTTTTTGTCATTTTTGGCAATTTCGTAATCTATGGTAGTTGTAGATGTCATGATATTACTACCAGACAAAGAATTGTTGCCACCACCATATGACCAATTAAATACAAAATCGGGAGGAACGACATTTCCTTCATTTAGCAAAATAAACCCATCAGCGTCAACTACCTTTTTTGTCTCATAATGATGAATTGACGATAATTGGTCTTGATCATACTTATTGTTCAGATACACACTGAACTCTCTTTGTGCCATAGGCCATTCTTCACGAATATTGATTATATTGTTAGATATGAGAACTACCCAATCTAAGAACTCATCATTATAATACTTGTCAGCGACGTTATCAGGTCGGTCATCACCTTGTATAATATATGAGTTGAAAGCAACTGCATTCTCAAAGAAGTCATCTCTGAGTTTTGCTCTTTTGAAGAGATTTTTGACTTTTACAGTATCTTTGCTTGATCTGCGATTATCAGAAAAAGAGGGTAAAAGTAAATCTGGGAAAAAATCGAAATATGCCATTAGTATCCTATGTCGTCCTCACTCATATTTGGTATGTTACCACTTTGATTTGTTGCTAGTGGATCAGATCCAGCAGAAAGATCTCGCACACTCTCACTTTTATCGAGTGCACTGTAATCTTCTTCTAATATAGGTGTCAATTCTGTGAATGATAGTGCCATACTTGTTCTTACTGGTTGTGACACTGCACTAGGGTCATCGTATGATTGATATACATTGTCAGGTGTGTAATCAAATTCAATTGCAGTCAAAGCACAAATTTTGAACATATTGAGTGATTTGATTCTTTCTTTACCACTTCTATATTTAATACGAAATACATTTGGTGATCCAAGAAATATAGAACCTGCTACATCTCTTTGAGGTAACATACCCTGTTTGAAGAATCTCATGATTTTTCTCACCATTCTTGCTTCACCTGCATTATTAGGTGCAAACTGAAAACCAAAAGTAAAGTTTCTTAGTTTAGGACCATTGAATAATAACTCTAAATTAGGATTTATTGCTCTTCCTGACGATCTTGTAATAAACTGTGCAGGGTCAACGTTGATACCTGCTTTTGATAAAGCAAGTTTAGCTAAAGTGGCAGATAAGACTTCACCAATAGCAGATTCACCATCATTTGCTCCATCTTTAACTTTTTGAAGTAAACCAAGACCACCTGATGTCGCATCCTTTAGAATACCACCTATATTCTTCTTACCTGTCATTAAATCACTAACTGCACCTTGTGCTCCAAAGAAAGCACCTGCCTCAAGAGCATTTGCTCTACCTTCACCCCAAGACACACCATTACTGGCAAGTAACTTATTTGGTATAGGTAACAAAACTCTTCCCTTAGGATCAGTTTTTCTAGTATCAGGATCTACTAAATTACTTCCTCTATTCAACCCTTTAGTTACAGTATCACCTAAACCTTGTTCCATACCTTTTCGGGATGCCACATATCCAAACTGTTCAATAAAAATGTGATCTTGTCCAAATCTATTATCATATTCAGCATCTACTGGATATTGCAATGTTTCATTCTTCATTTTATTTGTTGGATCACCATTGTCGGTCAACGCTTCTTCTGGTTGTGGTGTTCCAGTTTCTTCACCCCCCGAAGGTTCAATAGTATATTCAACTGCAGGTAATTCTACGTTATATGGTTCATCACCAGTCGCTTTTCTATACATACCAGATTTTTCAAGTGCATCATTATGAAAACTTGCCCTATTATTTGCTTCTGCTTTTCCACCAATGGTCTGCATCTCGCCTAGATATGCTGTTTGCCTTGTGCTATTTTGATCTGCTGCTATCGCTAAACCTAACTCACTGTTTGGACTTACGTCTACTAATCTTTGAGGTCCTTGACCAGTTTTTCTTACTTGGACACTAAGTGCTTGACCATATGTGGGACTATTCAAATCAATATCTAAAGTCTCATATATCAATTTACCATCAATTCTATATCTCATCTGCTCAGTCAAAGGTCCGTTGACTCCGTATGCAGAACTTGATACATATCCTGGCGTGTTCATCTATAAATCCTCGAACTACTTACGGGCAGAGTAATACTACCAAGATCTCTAACAAAATCTTGAATGGGTAGTTGTATTGCTTTTTCCCACTCTTGCATGTTTATATCTAAGAATAAAGAGTCTACGTACGATTTTAGGTATTTATGGTATCCACGAATGATCCTCAAATCTTCACCTGCATCGATATATCGCAATATACCAGAACGATTTTCTGGTTTAGTGTAGTGTAGGTTCACACCCCAAAAAGTATTACCTTGCACTGCAGTCACAACCACAAGTGGTTGCCTATCGTAAAAATTCAGTTTTTCGGCAGTTTTTGCACCGTATTGAAACAAAAGCATCTTGCCTGGTGCAGGTGTACCAGTTGTTGTTGATAACGGAAACTCGCTTTTATATTCCAAGTTCTTTCTCCGTCAATATTTGGAACTCCCACCTTCTATCTTTACAAAAATCGTCTGCTGCTTCCCATTTTGCCTGATTTTTAGCATATTCATAGACTTCTGCAACATATTTTTTGGTTCTTCTTTTCTGCATCTTGGGTTCTGCAACTTGTTTAGCAGGTTTTACTTCTATCACTTTTTCTCTTAGTTTACCCTTTATATCTTTATATTTGATGTAGAAGTCAGGAAAATATCTGTGTATTCTATTATCTATAGGTGATTTGTATGGTATGACTATTTCTTCTGACGACCAAGTGACAATTTGCTTATTGGTATCACAATAGGTCATGAATTTCAGTTCCCATAGCGACCTATACACTATGTCACTGGCATTGCCTTTGTATTTTTTACGGTTTCTAGGTCTAAACTTACCTTTATATGACATACATAGTATGTAAGATAGCACATTGTATTTATAGATGCCCGTAAAAAGTAAAATAAATGCACAAGATAGGATGTATCTTCCTACTGTAGAGTTATATGAGACTACAGGTAAGTTTGGAAGTATAGTGCCAGCATTTAATAATAATTATGATGTACATATAAATTTTGAACCTTCAGCGTTGAAAGGTTATATAAAAGAAAAAGCACTCTTTGATATGAGTGGAGATCCTGGTTCGATGCTTGCATTATTGTGTTCTGAAGCAGTATTACCTGGTTCTCAGATGCAATTTTCAGAGGTTGATGGTCTAAGACAGGGTGTTCAACAAAGTTTTGCAACGTATAGAAGATATCCAGAGGTTATATTGACATGGTATTCTCAAAAAGACTACTACACAAATGATGTATTCAATTCATGGTTAGATTTTATATCACCACCTGTTGATTTGGGAAAAAAACCATCTTTTAGAAAGATGAACTATCCTGACGAGTACAAATGTGCCGTAGAGATAACTGCTTTTAGTAAAGATACCACTGATAGCACTGAGAGATTGCAAGATTCAAATCAGTTTAGGACACAAATGCCAAGTTCTATTACATATTACCTTGAAAGAGCATTTCCTGTAAGTATTGTAGCAGCACCTCTAGCATATGGTAGGGCAGAACTTGTAAAGACAACTATTACATTCAAATATGATTTCTTCTATACAAAACGTATATCAAGAGTAGGACCTATAATAAAAGAAGGTGATATTATGATGCCACCTAGATTAGGTATATCAGGAAACCCACCTACAGACCAAAATATCCTACAAGATAGATTGGACAACCAAAACAGTGCACCAGATAAAAATAAAAATAAGAGAGTGCTTGGTGGACAAGGAGGATTGGAACTTGGTGCTACCACAAGTCGCCAAGGTGGTCTATACTAAATAAATCACTGAAGGAATTATTATGCCATTACCTAAGGTCAATGCACCTACCTTTGAACTGAAATTATTATCAAATAGCAAGACAGTAAAGTACAGACCTTTCCTTGTTAAAGAGGAGAAATCATTACTGGTTGCACTTGAGAATGGCAATGACAAAGATGTCGTTGCAACTGTGAAAGAAGTTCTAAAATCTTGTATCATAACTCGTGGTATCAAGGTTGATGATTTACCAAGTTTTGATTTAGAGTATTTGTTTTTGAATATACGAGGTAAATCAGTTGGAGAGACCGTTGATTTGATAGTCACCTGTCAAGATGACGGAGAAACAACAGTTCCTCTTACTATAAACATGTCTGACATCCAACTGACTGAGGACGACGATCACTGTGACACCATCAAACTTGATGATAATCTATTGATGAAGTTGAAATATCCATCCTATCAGACCTTTGTAGATAACAATTTTCTTAGGACAGATATACAAGATGCTGACAGAATAGACAAGGCATTTGATGCAGTTGTTGATTCTATAGATCAGATCTATACAGATGATGAAATGTGGGCAGCAAGTGACTGCACAAAGAAAGAATTACTAAAGTTCATTGAACAACTCAACTCTAAACAATTTTCAGAGATAGAGAAGTTCTTTTCTACTATGCCAAAATTACAATACAAAGGCAAAGTGGTCAATCCAAAGACAAATGTCGAATCAGAGGTTGTAATTGAGGGTTTAGCAAATTTTTTCGTATAATGATGTATCATGTGACAATAGAATCCATGATGGAAACTAACTTCTCACTGATGCAGTTTCATAAATGGAGTCTTGCAGACATAGAAAACTTGATACCTTGGGAACGAGAAGTCTATGTAAAGTATCTTGTGAATTATCTTGAGAAACAAAGACTAGAGGCACTAAACGCACAAAATGCAAGCGGATAATACCCAACCCCAAACTCCTATGCTATCTGCTCCAAAGAGCAGTGTTATGGATGGTGCATTTCAAAAGATAGTAAGAAACGAAGAATTAAAAAATAGATCAAGAGAAGTAAATAATCCGATACAACGTCTTTCTCTAGAAGTTGAGCAGATCAACAATAGCATGAAGGTCATGCAAGACGAGCTTCGCAGAGACATGCGAGCAAGAAGAAAATATTTCCTAGAAGAGACAAAACTAAGAAGAGAAGAGACAAAAGACCTTAGGAGAATAAGGACTGCTGCACTATTTGACATACGAGCAGCAATAGCAGCAGGGTCTGGTCTACTAGCACTCAAAGAATTTAGTGAAGGTGATATAGGAGGAGGATTACAAGCAACAGGTGTCGGAATCGCTGCATTAGCACCTGAGATAACAGACCTTGTTGTGTCAATACTGGCAGCAAAGGGTTTGATGGGTGCAGGTAGAGGATTGATGGGACAAGGTGCTAGAGGTGTAGGCACTGCAGGTTTTCTTAAAAATATTGGTGGTAAAAAGGGTTTATTCCTTATTTCTGCACTTGCTGCCTCTATTCTAGGTAGTCAACTCTTAGGTGGTGGAGGTAATGATGCAGATGTAAGAAGACTTAGAGAAACAAGAAAACAAGTTAGAGGTGCAAACCTTATCAATGAAGGTGACGTAGATAGATTTAGAGGTCAACTCAATAGGTTTGAGAGTATATTGGATAATATTGGTTCAGTACCTTCAAAAGAGAGAAAACAAAAAACTTCTGCACGGGAGATTGATGATATTGGTGGAGAAACTGATCCAAATGAAGTTGATATAACAAAAGCAGCATCTAGGTTTTCTGCTGAAATCAACGATGGTGTTATTAATAAAAATCAACAAGATGGTGGAAAAGAAGTATCAGTCAATCAAGACACCTCAGAGATACAACCTGCTGTAGCACAGTTAGATCTATCAGACGATGATGCGAAGACACAAATAGAGGCAGAGAACAAATTGATTGGTGATATTATACCAACAGGAGAGAAAGAAGAAGAATCAACATCACCTCTGACAGCATTGCTTAGTAGTATGGTGCCTATAGAAGGTGTGACAGACAACAAAGTAATTGGTAGTTCTGGTATGGTTGAAGGAGATATTAAAGATGCATCAACTTTTACAGAACTTTCGGACATTCTTGCTAAGAAAGACATAGGAAGTAACGAGTTCATGGCAGACGAGGATTTCATAGGACCTAAGTGGTTAGGTATA